TTTTTCTGCCCTATTTCTTCTTTGATACGACTAAAACGCCAGCTCTCGCATAACGAGAACTGGCGTTCTTTGACAGGCTGAAAGAGCTGCCACCATTAAAATGGTGGCAGCTCTTGACTTGCTACTGATACGGCAAAACTTATTTTTTAGGAATATTTAAAGTTACCTTGACGCATTCGGAGCATTTAGAATCACGGTTTACTTCACAAACAACGCAGGAGTAGCTTTTGCCATCGCCCAGCCGCTTTAAGATTGCTTTATTATAGTACCTTGGAACATACCCGAGATAGTCTCCGCTTAAGGTTTCGACAATAATAGCGGATGAATCCACTTGATTCTCTGGCTCGGGTACAAATTTCAATTCATCTCCTACGTGTACACCGGGAAGCTGGTTACAATCTTCCCCCCCGCAATTTGATTTATAGCGGATGCCCATAATGTAAAACGAGCGCTCAATCTCCTTTTCCTCCGGGAAAATAGGATCAATAAACTCGTATGTGTCAATTGGCAGACGTCCTCCACTACGTTTGAGAATTTCAAATTCGTCGTACTCCTCCAACCCATAGTGTTGCAGAATGGCAGCAATATCTCTCCGTTTTGGATCTGGAAGGCGACTTGAAAAAACCGAAAACAGTTTGTCGCTCTCGTATTGCGTTTCATTGGGAAATGCGTCGATCAGCGGTAATCCGTTTTCTTTTGCTTCGCTGTATTCTTCGCAGTATTCGAATTTGTAACTCAGCCCTCTTGTTAATTTGCCTACGGTATAATTTCTCCGCGTATCGGGATGCTTCCAAATCAAATATAAAAACTTATCACTCATCATTATTACCGTCCTTCTACTGCATCTCTTAGCATACAAAGTTTTTCTTTTAAATATCTGCGAATTAGCCGATTCTTTTTTTCGCTAAGCATATCTGGAGTATACATGTCCAACAGTTTGTCAACTTCTTCAAAAGTAAATCTCTCAATAAAACGTGCTGCAATTGTTTTGGCTGAAGGATATTTTTTAATCAAATATAGCACCATTTCTTTATGTGTTGGTTTTGCCTTAGCTATACAATCAACATACAACATCTTTTAAGCCTCGTGAAACTACTCAATCCGAGGCGCATACATAGAAATGTTCGTTTATAAGACCGCTGTTTAGATTAAACAACGCTGTTATAAGTGAACATTCAAAAGCTGAATTTATAATGGACAGTTAAACAACCTCAAAGCGAACGCACACTTTGACCCCTACAAATAAATAGCGCAAAAAAATAGGGCAGGAACGGAGTAATTTCCGAACCTGCCCTAATTTATTTTCGCACATTTCCTCAACTGAGAATATTCACACCCACAAAATATCCTCGGATAATTATTTGCCAAACATGACGATTGCACCGATGATACCACTCACAAGCAGAGTGCAGATACAGGTGATAACTGCAACTTTGATAGAGTTCACATTGCTGGCAATCTGTTTGTACGGTTTGTTCTCAGCCTCATTGACCTTTTCCGACAACTTACGCTCGGTTTCCTGCCAAGCTTTCGCTTGTGCATCGACTTTACTGTTTGTGTCGTCCACCTTCGTTTCAATGTTGCTGACACGCTGTGCAATAAGCTCAACAGAAGTAGCAATCTTGTAGATGGCTTTCTGTTCGCTTTGGATTTCCTTCAGCTCATTTTCCAGATTATCAATTCTATGCGTATTGGACTTACATCTCTGTTCCGTCTCAATGAGCATAACAGTTTCCTGGTCAGTCATATGAGCACCTCCTGAATAAAGTTACTTCCCCTCTTCCTTCTTGGCAGTAACCTTATTTGCGGGTGTGGCAGGGTTAATTACCTTGCTCATGTCGCACAGACTATCAATCATGTCGGCAATTGCGTCATAATCAATGTCGTAGTTAATGCCATCTGCGCTCGCCTTGAGCATCGCCAGAACCCACTCTTTTCGTTCTGCACCGTCTTTGAACTTAGTCTCGGCAGTCTCCATCAGCTTCATAACCTTGTCCAGAACGACACCCCAGTTCTTCTCCTTGACAGCCTGCTTGATGTATTTCACAAGCTGAATAACGAGAGGAATGGCGGCTGCCAGACCGGAAGCGATTGCTGCGATGTACTTCAGAATCTCCAACCAATCCATAATCGTACCTCCATTTCTTTTTCTGGCAGAGTGTTATACCCTGCTTGTATAATCAAGAGAAATCCACCCAGCGCCGCTTTTAAGCTTTCCCCATGATTTGGCGCCAGTCCCGTCTTTCTCTTCGACGATGGTATAAACCCCACCGCCCTTAATCTGACCGGCCACGGCGTATCCCGTACCGGCACCCTTGCGAATGTTCAGTACATCCGCCGTGACACGCACACGATACGGAACCGCAGAAGGTTTTTGTTCGGGTACAGCCGGAGTCTTACCTGCGTATTTGTCATAGAACTTCTGGCCGTATGCCGCACGCTTATTCTGGACTGCCGCACTCTGGTTCGCAGGACGCTCAAATTTCATCAGCACGGAATTGGATGCGGCAAGAATGGTCTTGGCGGATTTCAAATCGGCAAAAACGCCCTTATAGCTCTCGCTCAATTCCTTGTACAGGAATTCAAGCTGCATACCCAAATCTCCAACAGACTTCTTCTTGCTCTGCGCAAAAGCAAGTAGCGCTTTCTTTCTTGTGTGATATGTCCACTGTGCCAAGCCGTAGCCTGCGCTATCAGTCCCAAACTTTTTGTATGTGCCATTGTCAACAGCAGCGGTATAAGAAGCATCTGTATATCCAAGCCGCTTCTCATAGGCATTCTGGAGGTTGTCAGGGCGTAATCCAGACTCGGCATAGAGATTGCCCATCATACCTGCAACACCGTATTCGTTCCCAATCTTGCCAAGCAAGAAGTTCCAAATGATTTCCTCGTTTGTATTACCAGAAGGAGCGGACGGAGTAGACGGTATTGTCGGTGTGGTCGGTTTTGCGTTTGCCAGAGCAAGGTCAGAGGCCTTGAACGGACTCATAATGGAGTTTTTACCGTCCTCACTTTTGTTGATAACAACACGATTTCCACTTACAGAATGCACAATCCAGTTCTTTGCCCGAACCCAACCAGGAACTGACTGACCGGAGTAATACTGTGTTCCGATAATCTTGACAACATCTCCAGCCTTAAATGCGCTGGTTGTCGGCGTGGTCGGGTTTGTCGGCAGTGTAGGTGCAACGCTACCAGAGGCTTTCATTAGCGCAGCGACATCGGCACGAGCCGTCGCCATAGACTTACCAAACTTCGGGAACCAGTGGTTGACATCGCCGTGGTTAGAGCCAAGCCCAAGCGTATGACTGTCTGCATGGCATAGAATTGTAGGAACGGATACACCATTCATATTCACTGTTCCGTTTGGGTCAATATTGAACATTTTGCAAAGGTATGCCGTAATTTCACAGGCCTCCTTGTAGACCTTGTTGAAATATGTAGCATCGTTCAAACCGTCTTCGCAAATCTCAAATTGAATCCAACCATTGTTACAGGAACCCTTGTTGCCAGAGCCGCAGCCCCACGGGCGATAATTCCACGGCATAGTCTGTACTGTAGTGACAGTCTCGTCCGCCAATTTACCAATCCAGCAATTCAGGCCAGCCTGACGGTTGATATGGTTCCAGTCGTTTCGGTTCCCATTTGTTCCGAGAAGTGCCAAAAGCTCTGCTCTGTTTGCAGCATTATCATCCGGCTGGACATAGCGCCGCAAATTCGGATTGTTTGCACCGGTGCTGTGCCAAAGAACGCCTTTGACGGGCATGGTGCTTGTCCCTTTGTAGCAAGTACTCTGGGTCATCATGCATTCCAACGGTCTATTCGTTGAACTGTATTTCATTTTTCCTCCACTTGTCGAGGGAACGGCAGTGACCGGTTTCTCATCTGAAACAGCCGGATTATAAATAAAGCCAAGGAACTTGTACGCAGCTCCTTGACCCCAGTTACCGTTTCCCTTTGTTCTTGTCTTGTTCCAAAATGGATTGGAACTGCCCCATCCGCTTTCGGATGTATAGACCTCCGTATCACTTACGACCTTCTCAACAATAGCAACATGACCCGCCCCATCAGAACCGTTCAGTGTAGCGCCTTTCTGCCAGACCATGCAGGCGCCAAGTTTCGGTGTCTGTCCTGTTTTCAGAGAGGTTCCCTTATACTGAATGAAGTTCTCTGCGTTCACGGGTCTTAGGTACTTGCAGTATCCGTACCCGCCAATTTCGTTAAATCGTCCGTAAGCATACCCTACACAGTTAGAAAGGACATCGCAGTCCTTATCTGTGGGACTGCCTTTAATGGCATCGGAGTAGCCGCCATTTGCTTTGGTTATGTAATACTTATTACCAGCTTCCGGTTTGCTGGTTCGCATCTTAAACGCCACGATACATCACTCCTTTGTCCGTTATCCAACGGAGCCGTTGTCGGCACCGTAATCATATACATTGACGGTTGCACCGTTTGTAAACGGCACTGGCTCGGTGCTATCAGCGCCAGCGGAAAGAATCTCATTCAACGACCCGTTATTCTCTTCGCCCGATATGCCAGCGTAGCGTTCTCTACGCAGCTTCACATTTTCGCTCTGTTTCTTCGCACAATACGCTTTCAGGCAATAAATCGCATAGATGAGAACCTGTGCGGCAATGTCAGTGATAAGGACACCGAGATAGGTTAAATCATGAAGTACCCACATAGCCGCCATCGCATAAATCATTACGGCGTTAAATAACACGAAGAGGTAAATAGCAAGCAGCTTGCTTGTTTCGATGCGCTTGGTATCATATTTCCGTTTTTCTTCGCGGAGTGATTGCTTGTACTGCTTTTGAACATTTTCCCTGCGAATCTCAGCCATCTTAAGCTGATACTCTCTTTTGGACATTCTCATGTTAATCACCACCTTCTGTATAAAAGCCAAGTTTTATATGCCATAAATGCATTGTGGGAGCCTGCTGGTGTAGCACGGCTCCCACTTTTTATTTCTTACGCATTTCCACCGCTCAGGATTTCTTCTGCTTCCTCAGCTGTAATCCATTTGCCAACGGCATTCATCACCATCTGCCGGTTCCAAAGGCCACGGTCATAGTAGCCTTTGACTTTTTCAAATCTTGCACTATGCTCATTCATTGGCGTTTTCCTCCTCTTCTGTAGCAACATAGGCCGGGTCATCCACCGTGTCATCGTAGACAGCTTCACCCTCAATGTCGCCTACGCTCACAGTCTGCGCTTCAGCTTGCTCTTCCATAGGCAGGTCATAGCCGGTCATCATGGAAAGGTAGTCCACATTTGCTGCATTCTGCGCGGCGACCTTATCCTGCTGCATCATATATTCACCGCTGGGAATATCCTTGAAATCGACTTCGCCGTTCTCACTGATTAGGTTTCCAGCAAGGTTATAGACGATACCATTGATAGCGACGCCCTGTGCGTTTTCATAATCACACAAGCCATAAGCACCGTTCTCCTGCAGGTAGACCCAGTTCGGCTGCTCAACAAGCGCGAGCAAGCTGCCGTTCTTCAGAAACTTTACCATGTCCTGAATCCTCCTTGTTCTTGAATAAACTGTTGTAGAAAGCATCCATCTTCCGCAAAACAAGCGTGCTGTTTCCACGAATCATATGTCCGCGCCAGCTCTGATAGGCTGTCTCTACATCTGTGATAGTGAATCTTCCTTCATCTATCCACCTTCGGAATATTCTGAGTTTCTTCCGCATTTTAACCGGTGACTTTCGGTTCATCTTGCGAATGACTGCGCCGGTTTCATTCAGGAAGAACTTCGTTTTCAAGAATTTGACTCCCTTGCGCAGCGGCGCTATCTTTGTCTTCTTCTCGTTCAAAACAAACCCGTATTCCTTGCACTTCTTTCTGATTTCCTCCATGCAGTATTTCAGATATTCTTTGTCCTCATGTATCAGATAGAAGTCATCCATATATCTTCCGTAGTATTTGATGTGTAGCTGTTCCTTTATGAAGTGGTCAAGCGGGCTTGCGACCATAAGCGCATCTATCTGCGATACCTGGCTGCCAAGTCCAAAACCAACATCTCCGAAGTCCTCCATGAACTGGCAGGCAATACGACGCACATCATCGTCATGTATCCTGCGCTCCGCTTCTCTATAGATAATAGAGTGCGGCGCACTGTTAAAGAAATCGGAGAAATCGCCCGTGAGAACACCGCCAGATTCTACGCCTTCGACGCCAAACTTTCGATAGAATCTGTGCAGGTGCCTGTCCAGTCTGTCCATAGCAAAGTCAACACCTTTGCCTTTCAGACTTGCGGCGTTGTCAAAAACAAATGAGTGAGAAAACACAGGGACAAGTATATTGTCGCAAAGACATCTCTGTACTACGCGCTCGGAGATATGAACGCTCCGAATATGCCGTAGCTTTCCGCGCTCAATTAGGTCAAAGTCATGGAAGCCACGGCTCCTGAACTCTCTGCGCAACAGTGCGTCATGCGTGCTGGCGGTGTTCGTGGTAATGCGGCTCATATAGCTTTGTGTACTGTTCTTCCACATAACCCCTTTGCAGCAGTTCTTGCCCGCCTGATAAAGGTGCTCATAGGAGAATACATCTTCATAGCGTCCATAGCTTTCACTGTAGGCAATCCTTTTCGCCTGACGAGCTGCCACTCTGCGCTGATATCTGATTTCATGTCTTTCCTTACTGTTCATACATCATCCCTTATATACAAGAAAATTGGGTGTGCCGTACAGTCTTATTGTAGGCGGGAGTTCTAACTGCGTAGTCCGCACCATGAAACCGACTATTCCCGTATTCATCGGCCATGCAAGAAGCGTCATCCGGTGCATATCATCGACACACTGTTTTGAGCATATTTCACTATGCTACAGGAACAAGTCTCCCTTCTGCAGAAGTACAAATTTCGCCACGAGGGTTACTTTGATTGACCTATAGACCTACAGAATCCGAAAGCGACGCCATTACTGTTGTTGGCGTTGTTATTGTTGGCGTTGCCGTTGCTGTTGACATTACAGAAATTATTGCTGTTGCCAGAATTAGGAGAACGCTCCCACCAGTTGTTAGCGGAGCCACCACAGCAGTCCAAAAGCCCACAGAACACAACAAGACGAGACTTGACCTTAGAGAAACTTAATCTGCCGGAATACTGTTATCTTCGTATTCCTTGAATTTTTCCTTGAACCGTTTCCGGTCTGCTTTCTTGACGCCCGTAATAAGGTCACGCTCCTTCTGGATGAGCCGACCCCATTCAAGCATGGCGTTAGGCAACCACTTAAACTCCGTCTTGAAATTTGGGTTGTCCGAAACGATGTCATACATCAGCTGAAGCTTATCATCTAAGCTGTTGAGCAAGCCGAAAGTGTAAGTGAGCTCATCACGCTTTAGCTGTGCTTCATGCAGATTGGTCGGCATCATTGATTCTGCCACACGCACATGGGTGTCAATGTCTTCCACAAGATTCGCAATTTTCTGCACGACAATATAGGTATATCGTTTGGGGAACTTCACGCAATTCTTGATGGTAAACACCTGTAGTTGCCGTGCGTTCTCGACATACTGGATTGCGCTCGTACTGCGCTTTGATTTATATACGGACATTCTTTCCTCCTTTTCTTCCGTTTTACTTATGCGAATGGGATTCCCACACCTCTAACCGCAAGGGGTGTACCCCTTACACAATGCGGCATACGGGCAGCCGTCTCCCCTGACCGGGGAGAGCGGGCTGCCCTTGTTTGCGCACTGGGCATTCTGCGTCAAAGTAAATGCGGCGGGGTGGAGAGGTTAGACGCAGAAGCCGAAAGCGACGCCAGAACTGGAGCCGGCGGCGCCATAGCCGGCGCCGCCGTAGCTGTCGACAGCACAGAAACGAATGCTGTTGCCAGAAAAAGGAGAACGCTCCCACCAGATGTAAGCGGAGCCACTCTTGTTCTTCACCTTTGAGTTACCTGCCTTGTAATATGCGTACTGCGTTCCTTCTCCAGAAACGGAATAGGAGGTGGAACCGAAGATTTCGATTTCTGCCAGCAGGAAGCAGCTGTCGGAGACTGTTTCCGTACCGCTTGAAGAACCGCCGCCAGTACCGGAAGCCTTATTGACCGGCTTGATGGCTGTCTGCCATGCTGCGGGCAGATACCCCTTCATAGTCGCCATCGTCGAGGTGCGCATAGCGCTACTCTTCCAGCCGCCGCTGTTTGTATTAGAACTGTTCATCACATAGGTCGTTGCAAACAGGTCATGCATCTGGAATGTGATACCAGCCTTGCCGGTCTTGGTGGTAGCCCCATACGCAGTAGATGTTGTCAGCGTATCATGGTTAAAGCCAATTACATCAAAGGTGTAATTCGTACCATTCAGGGCGAGCGTCACCTGGTCGCCAACACTGACCTTACGATGAACGCTGCCGAAATCAATGTACACCGTGGATGTCGCGTTTGTGATGCTACTGTTGTTAGAGATTGCCTCAGCAAACAGCGTTACATCCGATGCTGCTACGCCGGAAAGACCGGATGTATAATTCACGCCAGAAGTAGCCGCAGTGGAAGCCGTAGGCTTGAAGGATGCGGTCACGGCGCAGGTCTTGCTGGCAGGTGCGGTATGGTTTGTGCCAGCCGCAACACTGATGGTAATAGTCGCATTGCCAGTTGTGTCATTCACGCTGGAAACTGTAACAGTCGTGCCGGAAACGGTCACCTTTGCCACACCCGTATTGTTGGAACTCGCACTGACAACACCGTTACCAGCCCGCGTAACGGTAATCGTTTTTGACCTGTTGGAGGCATTCAGCGTAATGGAGGTAGGGCTAATGCTTAAAGAGCCAGCAGCCTTGCCGATTGACCACACAACTGTTTTTGCCGTGGTGCTCCCATCTGACCAACGATAATCCGCAGTCGGAGTAAATGTAGCGTTGTAATTATTAGCATTTGTTCCTGATGTGGTGCCTCCAATGGTGGTCTTGGTAGCACTGTAGTTGCTCCAAGTGGGAGACTGGCTGTTACCGTTATAGGTCAATGTACCGCTTTGTGAAGGGATTGCGGAAATGGTAATACGGTTTGCCTTACCAGTAGTTCGCTGAGAGGTGGATGTGTTGATGCCGCCGTCTGTAGTCTCGGGGTAGAAACTAATGTAGTATGTCGTTCCGTTTGTCAGTCCTGTAATAGACAAAGGCGTGGAAGCATACTGATTGCGAGTAGTGACCTTCAGGGTATATGCTGCGTCAGCGTCATCCTTGCCTGTTGCATAACCGCCAGCCTTCACCACGATAGTGGTGCTTGCCCAGGTAGCCAGCGTAACGCCGTCGGATGTGATACTCGCCGCAGGGTCGGCCCACTTAACGGTCATCTTCCCGTTACCGGCCTCTTGGGATGCTGTCATACTTGTTACATTCCAGTTTGAAATACCTGTGACCTGAACGGTAGGTGTTGCGTTGAATACATCCTCTTCACTGTCCGTATAGGCACCAGCTGTGGTGTAAGGGAAAAACTTATAGTAATAGGTCACGCCGTTGGAAAGACCACTGTCGCAGAAATACGAAGTCTTATAAGCGTCTCGCGTTTTGCTGTCCAGCACGACCGTACCGTCCCGGCGGCTTCTGGGAGCAGAACCGGCCTTGCGGACAAGCTGGGTGCCACCCCATGACGCAAGTGCAGCACCTGACACCACAATGTCAGAGGGGTCAGTCCACTTCACATATGTTTTACCGGAAGCGACAAGCACATTGATGTCGGAAACTGCGCCAAGTGTCAGGCCGCCGCCAGAACCAGTTCCACCTGGAAAGTTGGAAATAATAGGCATAATTTGACCTCCTTTAGCCCAATAAGATAATGAGAACGGGAATATCACACGATGGTGTTTCCCCATCAGAAGCAATCGTCAAAAAGCCGTCACCCTGATTGCTGATATAAAGTCCGGCAGCACGGACAGTTTCAATCTGTAATCCAGTAAGATTCTGCGCCGTACCAATTACGCCGTTTTGCTCAGGCGTCAATCCATCAATAGTGATAGTCTGGGTGGACACCGCACCATCCGTATTCCACTGATTCGCAAAAAGCGTTGCCGTAATTGCGCGACTAAGCGCCGCCTTTTCAGCAAGGGCGTTATCGATTTTCACCATATTGGAATCGCCGCTGCCATTCATCTTCTGGCGCCAATCAAGGAAACGGGTCGTGCTGTCGTCTTCGAGATAGAGGTTATAGTTCGTTGTGTTCATAAAAGCCTCCTCTCGTTAAGACAACAGAATCACAGTAACAGGGATGTCGCATTCCGGAACTGTTCCGTTGGCCGCAATCGTGATAGAACCTGCGCTTTGCGCACAGACATACAGGCAGGCATTCGCAGCAGCGGAGAACTGTTCGTCGGTAATGCTCTGCGAAATACCAATCACGCCGTTCTGCTCTACGCCAAGACCTGCGACGGCCAATGTCTGCTGCTTGTTCGACCAATTACTTGCTGTCAATGTCGTATTGATAAACACGCTTGCGTCACATTTCCCTGCAAGCGCATTGTAGATGTCTTCATCATCAAACGGGAGTTGTGAATAGGTCTTTGTCCCATCGCCAATCTTCCTGCGAACGCTACCGCTGGCCGTATCAACAATGATAATTTCCCCATCCAGAATGACGGGGTTGCTGTTCGTCCAGTTTGCGCTCGTATCTCGTTTGAGTCTGATTCGTGTGTTAAATTCAGCCATGAAGGTAGCCTCCTTTTAAGCAAAATCCCCGCCGTGCATAACACACGACGGGGTTGCTCTTATTTTATTGGGTCTCAGATGTTCAAGGTAGCGCTGCCGCAGTTGAAGATGATATAACCAGAAGCCTGCTTCAGCTCGGTAATGTCATGCTCATGGTCACCAGCGGCCTTGCTGTCCCAGTCAGAAATCTTTGCAGCGGTGATACCATCGAGAACGGTCTTGTTCTCGTGCTCATGCTGCTTATCAACAGCACCGTCCCACGCATTGACCTTGGCCTGAGAAATGCCGTCGAGGATGGTCTTATTGGAATGCTCATGCTGCTTCTCAACAGCACCATCCCACTTTGCCTTGTCGCCGGTGGCAATTTTGTCCAGCTCGACCTTATTCGTGTGGGAGTGCGCCTTGCCAATGGCAGTCTGCACATCGGCGTGGAGCTGTGCCAGAGTCACGGAACCCTCCGTCAGCGTGGCAGTCACCTTATGGTCAGCACTGACATCAATCACAATCTGGTCGCCCACTTTGGAACCAGAAGTGACATACTCAATCAGGCTGTCAACATTGATGTAGATATCATCCTCGGTAGCGTTAGCAAGAACCAGATGCAGGTAAGTACCCGCTGCGCCCCAATCGCCAGCCGCCGCCTTGGTCTCCACAGTGCCGGACTTCACAACCATATCCTTCGGAATATCGATGTTTACATCCAGACTGGTTGCAGCCTGCTTGATGTTGTAACGCTTTGCGACGCCTTCGGGCGTGGAAGCAGTCACAGTCACGGTGTAGTCGGTCTGTGCAGGAATAGCACCGACCTTCTCATCCACATAGCCCACAACGGTAGTAGCAGTTGCACCGTCGGGCAGCGTGCCGACCAATTCCTCCAGTGCATCCACATCCGCCTGAGCGTCCGTACCGGCTTTCTTGGCCGCAGCAATAGCGGCGTCCTTGCCGTCAGCATAGGTTTTGGCATTGTCCAATGCGGTGGTGGCAGCACCAGCGGCATCAAAGGCGCCCTCGTCCTTGTAGGCGGCAGAACCCAGACCATGCACCTTCACATCAGTACCGTTGAACTTAACAGTGCCGTTGGCGCCACCCTCAACCAGTGTGTAAACAGTCTCGTCGGGGATGGTGATAGTGCTCGCCAGAGACCATGTAGTGCTGCCTTTTGCCTGAGAATACAGGTGGAATTTGCGGGCATTGTCCGCATCGACTTCCAGCTTGTACTGGGTGTCAGTGTCCTGAATCTCGCCGGAGATGTAGTCGGACAGGCCGGTAATCTCATTGGCGGAATAGGTCGGCTTATTCTCAGCCTTTGCCCAGTCGTACACATCGGCGGCCAGACCTGCAGAAAACTGCAGCTGGCTGAACTTAGAAGAACCGTCGCCAGCCTTGAACAGGATAGCGGGCTCCTTTGCCACAGCGCCGGTAGCAGCAGGTACGACGACAACCGCAAGCTCACCGGCCAGCAACACGGGGTCTCTATCAACCCAGTTGGCATAGGTATCATACTTCAGGGAAATACGAGTATTGAAAGTAGTTGTAGCCATATATATCATTCACCCTTCTATGTTTTTAGAGATAGGGCGGGAGAATGTAGCTCCCGCCCATAACGATGTGCTTGATTACACGGAGGCGTTACCGCCATCGAGAATCAGCGTATCGCCCTCGGACTGCACCAGCTTGCTCATGTTCAGGCTGTTGACCTCCATGCTGCCATCTTCCGCAACGGCGACCTTGTTCTCCTCAGCGGAGCTGGTGACAACGCCTGCGGTCGCACCTGCAACCGGAATGTTGACGGCCTTTTCGGAGATGTCCAGAGCAGCGCCGTTCAGCTTGACGATTTCAATCAGGTTCTGGTTTGCACCGGCCTCCACACCGTCGAGCTTTGCTTTCGCTTCATCGGTGAAGTCATTGGCACTCAGCCCCTTACCATCGACCTTATCGACCTTACCCGCCAGTGCATCCGGCAAGCCTGTGACCTTGCTCTGTGCAATGGCTTCGAGAGTAAGCTTACCCTCCTGAGAAACGGCAAACTCGTCGGAGACGCTCTTTACGAAGTTCGCCTCTGCATCTTCGGGGAGAGCAACCAGCTTTTCTTTCAGCGCAGTTGTGAAGTCCTCAGTAGAAAGACCCTTACCCTCGACCTTGTCAACTTTGTTGGCAATAGCGGTAGCAATCGCCTCGTTCATCTGCTCGGTGGTGGAGTAGTCATCAAGATTGACGCTCACATCATCCAGACGGACGACTTCGTTTTCCACTTTGGCGTAGATGTCATAGAAGCCAGTGTCGGCGTTCATCACAAGATAAAGGACATTATCCTGTGCCTCAGCCGCTGTAGGAACTGCACTGACCTTCTTGAAGCTGGCATGACCGGTGGCAGCAATAGCCGTCTGGATTGCCTCTGCGATTGCGGTGGCGGTCATAGCATCCGTGATGCCGTAACCTTCCAGCGTAGTTGCCTTATCAGCCTTATCGGTCTGCAGGTTCTGAATGTCCTGTGTATGGCCTGCAACTGTGTCAGCCAGCCCGGAAACGGTGCTGGTGTCAGGCGTGTACCATTCCAGCGCAGTGCCTGCCGCATTGATGCGGGGCTGCTGACCGGCAGTAGCAGAGTTGAAGCCCTTCAGCGTGACCTTGCCATCAACGATTTCGATGGACTTGTCATCGCCCAGCACAACTGTACCGACAGCTTTCAGCGTCTTATCCGGCTGGATGATATACAGGTCTGCGGCGGAGTCCGTCACAACACAGACATTCTCACCATAAAAATAAACGCCGTCCGAACTGCCAACTTCAACAGCGGCAGCGGCGGCAGCCTGAGCAGCACTCAGGGTAGAGAAGTAATACCGTGCGTCCAGAGGGAACGCAGTCTGCGGATTAAATGAAACCGCAAAATTCAGTTTACCGAAATCAGCCATTATGCGTCACCTCCATGTTAAATTGTGACCTTGTAGGTGTTGGCGGTATCATTGGCGTTTGCCATGTCCATCACATACATCTTGTAGTCAATCGCCTGATAGCCATTTGCACCCTCAACAGAGACGACTGTCTTGGTGAAAGCGGTCTTGACTTCGGCGTTCATGCCGTTCACATCCTGCACAGAACTGACATCACGCAGCGTGGCGGGATAGGCAAACACAACGCGGATTGCGCCGACGGGAATCGCAAGGTTAAAGCTGTTGCCAGCCGCCAAAGCCTTGCCGCTCTTTCCGCTGAGGCCACGCACCAGCGCGGAGTTCACTTCACCATCCTTCGCCTCCAGCGTACCGTAGAAGCTGTTGCGATAGCCAGTGATTTTGCCTGTTGCCTTGCTCTTGTTACCGGCTGCAATCTTACCGGCTGCATACTCATTGCCGAGGTTTGTTACAGGGACAGCACCCTCGCCGTGAGTTGCCGTAGCGGTAATAGCATAGCTGGTCGCATCGCCGACCGTCAGCTCATCAAAGGAGCCCTCGGCAGTATCTTTGGTGGCAGTACCATCTGTCACGCTCCATGCAGTAGCAGTGATACCGGTTGCCGGGCCGTATGTATAGCTGCCTGCGCTCAGAGAAGCGGTGTATGCGGGAGTAACTTTGGAACCGACTTCATACGCAGCAATCTGCTTGCAAGTAACCGTCACGGCAGGCTGGGTAGCAGTAGGATTCTTTTCCTTCGCCAGAATAGAAGCCAGCACATCCTTGACATTCTTGCCAGAAGCGGCAATCGTGCCAGAGCCAGAACTGGGAACGGTCAGAACGCCGATAGCCGCAGTATAGGTCAGGTCGTCGGCAAAGTACACATTCTCTGCGCTGTAATTGCCATCCATCGCAGCCCATACACTGCCATTATAGACATAAGCGGTATAAGAATACTTGCCACCGGCAATCAGAGCCTTGACAACAAAAATATCGTCCTTCTGCGCCTCGGCGCCAGCGGCTGTCAACACACGGCTGATAACATCGGTATCGCTCTCACCGTCGCCTTTTACGCCCTCATAGTGTGCAGCCTGTCCACCGCTGATTTCTTTCAGGTTCTCATAACTGGTAACACCGTCGCCAATCTTGAGCGTACCCAGTTCCAGGTCGAAACAGGGCTCGCCTGCGGCAGGCACAACATCTTTGTTGGTCAGCCAATTCGCCGTGGTGTCACGCCGAACCTGAATCTTGGTCTTCATTGTTTTGTTAGGCATAACTATCCTCCTTCAAATTATTTTGCAGAATGGTCTTATTCAGTACCCTGTGCCGTTCCGCCGTCGATGATTTTGACTTCCTCAATGCTTCCGCTGCCGGAGTCCACGGGGGTCAAAGCACCGTCGCTCGTAACGATATAGGGAACCCAGTCAGAGCCGTTATGCACAGAAATGATATGTCCCACGCAGTCGTAGACCTTTACCCACGCCTGCGCCTCGCTAATGGTCTCGAACTGTTTTCGCTCTGAGATGCGTTTCATCTTTCCGGCAGCGTCATAGAAGTACAGTTCAGATTCCTCTGCGTCGTTCGTGATAATCAAACTATCCTTTGGTATCACACCTGAAGCAATCGCATCAGTAATCTTTGACCGTTTGCCGTATGCAACTCTTACACCCATCTCATCTCACCTCCCATTAGCCAAAATAAATGACCGCGTCAGCATCTGCCGACGGGTCGCTGTCTTCCTCTCCGAAATGAATTGTCTCGTCATCATTGACCATCTCGCTCATGTCGATGGGGTCACCAACCGGTTTGCCGTTAGACGACATCTGCAAGACCTTCTTTTCGGAATCATAAACAAGGTTGTCGCCCTTTTTCTCCATTTCCACACGGATGGTCTCCACGCCGCTTTCTGTCGTTTCCGTCTGTTTCTGCAAGGCGTAGATAGCAGAAAGCTGATGGTCGCAGATATAATCGTCCATGTTCTTGGACTCCTCCACATACAGCAGACATTCACCGCTCTTGGCGATTGTCGGGTTAGAGGGAGTTCCAGAAAAAATCTGCAGCCATGTACATACCTCGCCCGGATACTTGCTCAACCGGCAGGACACAGGAAAGACATACTGGTAATAGGCCTCTTTATATTTTTCCTCCGTTCGCTCCAGCCGAACAATATCAGCCACGCCGTCTGCACGAATGTAGCTCAGATACGGAGTAGCAGTCAGCATATCCACTTCACCAACCCGCAGTGGAATCAGATAGGTGATTTTCTGATTCAGATTGTCACCCCGGTAAATCGGCTCATTCACTGTCATAACGAGATTCATACTCTCGTCCAGCTTGATATAAATCACTCATATCACCTCCATTGCTATAGAATGACGAAGTCAACTTCGTCCAGCGTCATGTCGTCATACCCTGAAAGCTCGTCTGCATCCATTTCAGCAAGCAGCCTATGACGCTTCAGAATAGTGCTTGCATTCACGGTAAGGTCAACCGTACTTCCTTCTGTGCCAACAAACTGCCTGATGGACTCTGTAACATCCGTCAGAATACGAAGGTTGTTTTCTACGATTTCGTATTTCTGCATATGCTCACCGAAAACTTTTGCGCCAAAGGCCATACCGCCATACGCTCGGCCAAAGGAGAAGTGCAGTTCTGTGCCAAGAACAAGGGCGGCAATTTCTATAGCCGTACTGGCTGCGCTCGTTATACGGTAGCAAAGGTTCACCATTTCTGCTCCCAGCACCACCGGCGCATCCACCTTGAGGTAATCAACTGCCTGCGTTCCAGATACAGCCGCATCCAATATGACACGGTCTCTTGGGGACATCAGTCCCCATTTCAAAGTGTCACGAACACCGCCGTCAAACGCAATGGCGGTCTGTCCATAGCCAAGAGACTTGGCAATATTCGCAAGAAGCGGAGCCGCATTCAAAACCATGCGACTTTCCGCCTCTGCAAACATCGTTTCCAAAGCAGGAATGTCCTCAACGGCCAGTTCCACAATGCTGGATTCCGGGTTCATGGTGTAGAGCGTTTGAAACGCTGCGTTGGCGTCGATTGTCGTGCCCCAGTTCAGTCTCTCATAGCAGGTCTTAATCATCTTATCGATGTGCGAGACCAACTCAGAGCCAAGCTGCATCGCTACAAACTTTTGTAAGGTATAGCTTTCAAGGCAGCTTTCCAGAATGATACGGTTGGTTGCTGTGAGACCGTCACGATATGGAAGGGAGTAGACGATAAGGTCACATTCTGTGATGCGCCTTTTCAGATAAATATCAAACTCCTTTGCCATATTGCATCAGCTCCTTGTTACGCAGGATTCTGGGCAGACAGGCTCAAATATCCTTCCTTAATGGTCATGATGGTTGCTGCCTCAACGCTTCTGGGCGTAGACAACACGCCGTACATCAGAAGGTTGCCGCTGCCGACAGTGTCGGAGTCGTAGATAACGAAGTGAGTGATAGTGCCCCAGCCAGCAGTACTCTCGTTGAAGTTGATTGCCTGCGTGTTGGTCACAACACCGGATGCAGGTTCGCTCAGTGTAGTCAGCTGCACTCTGGCGTAACCGGCAGAGGTAGAAGGCTCATTCACATTTGTGCCGTTGACATTAGGCGCAGAAGTGCTCAGGCCAATATAGTAGCTGCTGGGAATCTCAGGGGTCGTTTTGGTTCCGAAAAGATTGCCCGCTGCCAGGTTTAAGAAGTAAGTTGTATTCATAACTGGTTATCCTCCTATTTTCTGATTAAGAACAAAGATTATTTTCGTGCAAAGTCCTTGTTGATATTGTTATGGATGTAGATAACACCCTGCTGGGGGATATCTACATTGTTGTCAATATCCTTAATCGTGATTTGGTACACAAACTTTCCGAACAAATCAACGGTGTCATCCGGTTCAAGTGATACGAACAGGATATTGTAAAAGGTCTCCGCCTCGTCCATACGGACAGTCATAGTTTTTGAAACCACAGGCGCACCGTTCTTGTTCACAAAGTTGACAATAGAAAAGTTTGCCGTACAGCCCGTCAATCCAAACGGCTTCGGGTTGGTCTTACCATAATACACATGAAACACCAAGTCCTCAGAAGAGCCGCCGACAAAGTCAAGCTCCGGCAAACTGTAAACATTGTTAATCATCATTACCCTCCAATGTTCACAGGGAACTCACAAATGAATTTCACCTCGGCATTTCCGGTTATCTTCAACAAGTTATCGCCTTTGACGAGCCGCATGAACTTCATGTTGAAGTATGGATACAGGTTCAAATCCAAGCTGTTTGTGATGACCTGATTTTTGTTGTCTACATATATGGTCAAAGAGCGGCCTCCCGGCAGCCCTTTGAATTGAAATGTTCGGTTGTTATCCGATAAGTTCTGAATGGAGACGCTGTCTCCACTGTGCATGGTTATCTCCAGCTTCGGCCTGTAAAAGCCGTTATAGCTGCTCCGGTTAAACAGGCGAACCTGTGACTGACCGCTGACCGCATAGGTGTACTCGTCTGGCAGAGTATAGGCAAACGGAGAATCGCAGCTTACCTTGCATGAAAAAGCCCACGGCAAATCACCGTAGGTTATCAGCCTCAGTTCTGAAATTGTACACTTATACCGAAACGGCTCCATATCGTCCTGCACAATTACAAGCCATTTTCTTGTACTGTACCCAGTGAGCCATGTGGCAATCGCCTCCACCTCAAACCTGTCCAGGCTTGCGTTTGCATCAAGGGACTCCATGTTCGCCCCGAAAACCAGCGTATATTCCAACGACTGATTCTGCACCAGCCCATAGGTAAGCGCATCGTATCTCCCCGGAATCCTATCCTCAACGATTTCTCCGTTCTGGAAATTCACATCGTCCTGTCCGCTTGAACCGAAGTGGTAAACCATGAGTCCGAACTCGGAGCAGGGAATATCATCAAAAATGAACTCAGTTCCCCAAAACGCCATAGTCCACCTCCTTGCGATTATGTAAAGTCAACAAAGCCCTCCAAATTGAAAATGTCCGCAGGCGAAAGCGTTTGCTCACCCAGGTCTTTTTCGTCCAGCTTAACAACCTCGATTGCAATGTCCACTTCCATATTGCACAGCTCATCCAGCTTTGCTTTGAATGCGGTGCAGTCGCTGGGAGTCAGGAATGTGATATTCCCGTCCTCCTTCAGCGTTCCGTGGAACTCGTCCAGATACTTGCGCTCCTCCGTGAGCGCAAACTGATAGGCACTGTCAGCTGCCTGAACCAGCTTATATACCGCATACGCCTTTTTAACAGGCAGCTTGAAGTTGTTCAGTTTCATCAGAGACTCATAGGCTCTGTTAATCTTTTCTTGAGTCATACTTTTTCCTTTCTTACACACTGAGACAAATCAGCCAAGTTTGGCGAGATATTCTTCAGCATCCTCAATATAAACGCCTTTTGCCAACCCCTGTTCAATGATGTCTCTGTCAGTACGGTCTAACTTTTGCTTCAATATGTCTGGCGTAAAACAAGGCATACCCACCTCTCCGCCAGACTCGATATAACGCATATGGGAGTCCCACAGTAACTGTGTGCTACTGCGCACTTCCTTAATTAAATCGGCTGCTTTCATAATCGCTCTCCTGTTACAATATATTTGCCTCGGAAGAGTGGCAGCCAGCTACGAGCCGAGGCATCTCGTTGCTTAAGCTGTTA